AGCAAGCATAATCGTGTGCTGCCATAAGTTTAGTTACATCATTACCAGCAGAAGACGCAGAAGCATCTACACTATCAGCAGCATTTTTCCATCCAGCATCAGTAAGTTGCTGCCAGATTTGGTTGATTTCAAGAAGCAACTGGTCTTGGTAGTTCATCGGTTTGTTGTGTATGAAGTCATTATACAACGAAAAAGAGCACCTGTGGAGATGCCCTGTGCCAGTTTCTCAAGTGTCCTTCAGTCCAATCAGTTTAGCAAAATCAGGAGTGATAGTAAGGTTTTGTTCTTTTACAAGATTACGAACTTCTTTACGAAGATGAAGATACTTGTCTCGGTATTCTGTGAGATACTTTTGTGCTTTGTTCTTTTCATCAAAGTCGCACTGGTGTTCATAGGTTCTATTATATCTCATTTTTTTAAGTCATCCAAACAAGCAATAAGTTTTACGATGTGATAGTTTTCTTTGAAATGCTCTGTGTTATTCAATTCCTCATAGGCATCTTCTATTGTAAGGTAAATGACTTGATTGGTCTTGTGTAAATCAGCATAGACCTTACCATCCTGCCTCTTCAACATAATCACATAGAATTCAGTCATTTCAGTTCCTCTTCTACTTTTTCAATCTCAAAGATTTCATTTAGAAACTCCAGACCATACTTACCCACAACCCAAGCGTCTTTATCCTCAAAGAACCTATCACCTATGGTTCTCATATCATAAGACTCTTTGCCTTTATCAAAGAAAGCAATCACATAACAATACTCTTTCTTTTCTCTTGGACATTCATACCACCTGACGAGTTCATATTTGTTGTTGAATTTACACCAACGAAACTCTATGTTTCTGAACCTCATTCTTCTTCCTCTTCATAGGGAAACATAGCATCATACTCTTCATCAGTCAGAGTCAGATACTGAACATCAGCATCTTTGTGCTCTTCAGCATACACCAACTGATAGTGAGCAAAGTCACTTTCAGAAGTGCTGGCATACTCTATAAGTCCATCAACAAGGCACAGGTAGTTCATTTGGTTTCCTCCAACTCATCAAGTTTCTCATTCACAAAATCAGTAATATCAATCTTATTCACATCCACGCCTTCATCCTGGCAGTCAAGAATAAACTCCATAAAAGCACCAAGAATCAGACAAGCACGTTTCTTATCGTGCTCTACAATTGTAGTATGAGGGTGAGCAACGTAATGAGTAATGTTCTCGTAGAGTTGGTCGTAGGTCATTGTTGTTCCAAGATAGTCTTGATTTGTTTGAGGTCTTCTACTCTTTGTTTGGCAATGTCATACTCTTCACAATACCAGTCAAGATCATTTACTTCGTGATTGGTTTGCTCCCTAATGTCCCATTCAAGACATTGTAGGTGCCCTTCTTGGTCTTTTATAAAGTATTCTAAAGTATCAATCATAGACATTAGAGCACCTCCCAATCACATTCCCAGAAATCGTTGATATTCACCCAGAAGAAGTATTTCTGGTTCTCTGATGCGAGAAACAGCATACCATCACCCTTGTCCTGCTCAACAATACAGATAGGGTTGTTGTCCATCATATTCACAAGGCGGTTCTTAGCCTTCTTGCTTTTGGGTCTGACTGTTACTCTTCTCATTTTGAATCTCCAGTTTTAGTTTGCGAATACCAGTAATAAAGTAAGCAAAGTCACGGGATTCAGTCACCCGTTTCTCTTCACCACACACACCACACTTACCATTCCAGACAGATGAACAACCTACAGAATATACTCCATACTTTTGTCCACAATCCATACAGGTTGTGCCTGTCTGTTCAAGTCGTTTGAGGAGTGCCTTCTTCTCTTTGAGAGTCATAGGGGCGTTTCAGATATGAATATTATAGGTCATCAAGACTCTTCAGTGTCTTCTGGTGTGCCAGTTTCTAAAGTGTCTACATCTTCTACCAGGTCTTCCAACCTTTTCTTAAAGTTTTCATCAAAAGGAATAAGTTTCTCTTCACCTCTATCAATTCTATCACACATTTCCATCAGATATTCTAGAAACTCTTTGGGATATGTTTCATCCATATTGATGCTGCACCAGAACCACTGATAACATTCTTCATATGGATCGTCGTTTTTCAGCAGAGCATAATCAGCATAGTTTCCACTGATAAGGTCTCTCCACATTTTGAAGTTGTTCCACATTTCTCTCCAACCAGTCTGGAAACAATGTCCAAAATAATACTCAAACCAGTTTAATTTTGTCTTCATCAACACTCATCCATTCCAAGATAATCAGTCTCTTTTTCATCTACTTCCTCTAAATGGTCCCATCTCCAAGTGCGGGAAAGCAAATCAATATCAAACCCAAACTTATATGCCCAGAAGAGAACACTTAGTCCACAACCATTACCAGAACTTATTTGAATATAGGGCCAAGAAGGATAGTCATTCCAACTTACAGACGCTTGAAGCAAACTTCTACGCTTAACATTTAAAATTTGAACATACCATTCGTGCCCGAAGTCTTCACGATGTTTGAATTTAATTAGGTTCATTGCTCTTTAATAACACAAGATGTAGTGCATTTAAGGTCACCAGAAGATCCAGAGACCGTAGATGTATGGTGTGGTGTTTTTTCTGGTGTCAAATTATATGATACAATAGCGGATACAAAAAACGCAAGTGCAGGGATTGCGACATATTGTAGATAAGTTTTACTGCTCATTATTGTTTTCCTCAAAGTCAAACCATTCATACAGAGAGTTCATCGCACCATCAACCACACAATCAACCACAGCATCTTCGTGTGGGTTCTCTACGTGTTTATGGGCACGATTGTATCCATAACGAACACCTTCTTCCAGTGCCATCTCCAATACCTTACGAAAGTTGGGTTTCATCAGTCTGGTAGTAAGTAAACATACTATAAGACCCCTGACTCAAAAAGTCAAGGGTCATAAGGATTATATTTGTGTTTCCTGTTCTCTTCGCATTCTATCTTGATCTTCCCTTCTATTTTTTGCTTCTATTTCATGATAGGCGTGTCTTCTCTGCCAAGCAGCATTACGAATATTTTGCCTTGCTGCAGAAGTAAGAGTTGCTATTTTAATTTCTTTCCTATCAGCAGCAGATAACATTTGCTCCTGAAATTCCTGAAAGGTTTTCATTCTTAAACTTTTTAGTTATTTATGTAAAGACTTAACACCATTCAGAACTTCCTGAAAGCGTTCGGCACGACTCTTGTGGTGCTCTACATTCTCCTCAAGCACACTCACAATATCGTCCAGGACAACATCCAGAGACGCATCAGTATCAAAGTATTGTTGGATTGCTTCGGCAAGATACCGCCGCCGACTCCATTCCATACTATAGGGTTTGTAGTCCATAATCATAGTGTATATGCGGGTATTATAAAGTATTTACTCTTGGTTGTCAAGTTCTGCTAGGTAATCTGTCCACCATTGTGGATCTTTTTTCATTTTCCAGTTGGGAACTTCTTTACCGTGTTCAAAATACCATCTCCATATTGCTTCATCTATTACTTCAGCAATCTCAATCCTTCTCTGCCTCTTCATCAACGTCTCCATATGCATTTTCCACATAGGGTCCGTGTTCTCGTTTTGCATCTTCTCGGACATAATTGACTTCGGATACGCTAGAGGACAACCAGACAGATACTTTCATTATAAGATATATAACCGCCAGTGGAAGAAAACAAAGTGAAAGTATGACGGCGTGTTTCATCGATTTTTTCGATCATATTGATGCCATTTACACCAACCATCAGGTGAAATCTTGCCTTTCACAGCAGTACAGGCATTAGGTTCTCTCCACATATTGCAATTAGTACACTTTTGGTTACCTTTTGGTTCGTTCTGATACTTTGCAGTTGCTTTTGATGCCTTTTCTTCTTCCGATAGAAACTCTTGAAATGATTTCATTATTCTTTCTCCAAGCACTTTTCAAACTTATCTCTCAACTCATTCAGTTTAACTTGATGTTGAAACTCCATAATATGATCTTTTATTTCTTTCTCCTCTTCAGTAAAGTTCATGCGATATTTGAGTTTAGTATCAACAAGACGCACCATTTCCATATAGAACTCAGTGCCTTTATGAATAAACTCTTCGTAGGTCAATCCCTAGTCCTCCAATCGGTTTCGTCTTCATCACGTTTAAACCAATCAAGAAGTTCATCAGGACTGTCAAAACCTCTTCTACCAAATCTTTCGTGCCCTAAACCACCAATGTCCATTGAGTTTAGGAAGTCATCCATTTCATCCATATTGGGATTTTCTGCTTTACGTCTTGCCTGACGGAGCATTGTTCCAGCAGAACGATTTGCTTTTGCAAGTTTCTCTGCCCAAATCATATCTTCTAAACTCACCTCTTCGTGAAGAACAATCTTTTCACAGATTGCTTCAAGTCTCAACCGATACTGCGTAGAGAGCATAAGAATTACCAGATATAGGTCTATTTATTTTCATATTCGTCCATCAACTCTTTTGCAAGTTTCATAGAACGACGATGCATCATATATTTTACCACAGGATTTCTTGGATTGTGTAACAACCACCACTTTTGCTTCTCATAGTTAGCTTTTGCTAACTTAAGCACATAATAAAAAGCAGCAGCGACACTATCATCAGTTACGATGAAGTATGCCACTACTGTGAATACGATAAACCAAGCGTAATAAGTCATCGTCTGATAGTTTTTAGATAGTCTAACACGTGCTCACGCACTGCCATCAATTCATGATAGCATTTCTGATTATGAGCACATTGACGAAGTTCGTGGTCTGGTTTATGAACACTTTCAATGAACAGATCAAGACCACGGTTCCATTTGACTTCAGGAGTTTCTTCCATAATGTGCCTTATAGTTACACTATTTAACCAAGAAATTGATCCAGACTGGAGACCGATGCGCCTTTTGCGGACTTTTGAATGTAGGTTTTTGCGGACTTGTAGTTGTTGGCAACGTGAACCTGTTGCCCATTGTGAATAATCATAAACTTTTTACCAAATGGAACTGCTGCCCACATACCATCTTTGGTCACATAACCTTGAGGATCTCCTGGTTTTGCATCAAGAATACCAGGACGGTTGATGAAAGGTTTTTGAAAATGTTCCGTCATCCGAATACTGCAGTGACGCCAATGACTTTAGCACTTGGGTTACGAGCAAGTGCAGTTCGCTTTGCATCATTGTAGTCTTTTGCTTCAACGATCTCATCAAAGACCTTACCAGCAATGTAGAGTTGGACTTTGCAGCGCATTGGAGTTTCTCCTGATGTGTGGATAGTATAGCAGAAAAATCAGCGTTTGACAACGCTGATGGCAGGAAGACCCTGCTGAAACACGGTGTCCACCACCGCTTGGACCTTCTTAGCGGTGCTGATGCCCACAGAAGAGTAGACAGGGATACAGACCAACCCAAAGGACTTGGTGTAGTCCTGAAGGGCACCAGGGGCGATCCTGCCGCTGCTGAGACCCTCTGCATCGTCCTTGTGCAGGCGGATCACCCGTCCGATGGTCTGGGAGATGCCGATGTAGTCCATGGACCGCATAAACAGCACTGCCTCCAGACCAGACACGTTGATGCCCTCGCTCAGAATGCTGTGGTGCAGAACCACAAACTTCTTAGAGTCATCCTTGCCCCAGGCACTCAGAGTGTCGAAGAACACCTCACGGTTGACCTTCTGACCGTCGATGATAGCACCAGTCTTGGACGTGATATACATCCAAGAGAAACCACGCTCCTCCAGTTGAGTGCAGAAGTCAGTCTGAGAAACCAGAGAAACGATCTGCTTGGTTGCTTTAGAGCAGATCAGAACCTTGCCAACCTCTTGAGCATCAATAGTCTGAATGAGGTTCTCACAGTCAACGTCAGCGACGATCTGACCCTTGCTGAGCATCTCAAACTGCTGCACCACAACCTTAGGAGGAACGATGAAACCACCGTCCACCAGTTCAGGAGCAGGAACATTGCAGATCACGTTGCCATAAACGGCAGCGTCATTCATACCAGGTTTGGAAATAGTAGCAGAATGCTTAGGAGTAGCAGTGAAGAAATAGCAGCGGTCAGCATTAGCAGAGAAGTGCTCCGTAGCAGGGAAAAAGTGACGCTGAACGCTGTTGTGTGCCTCATCAAAGTAAATGGTATCAACGTGAATATCTGCCTGCTGAAGACGCTGCAGGGAGTTATAGGTGGTAAAAATGAGTTTGTGACCCTTCGCTTGCTCATACCAGGCACGAATCACATTGGGGCGAGTGCTGCTGAAGTGGTGCGTCTCACCAGAATGGACGTGCAGAACCTGAGCATTTGTGATAAACTCAAGGAACTCGCTGGACAACTGCTCTGCCAGGAGGATGCGCGGAGCACAGACTACAATAGTCTGAGGAGTATTTTTCAGAAACTCACGAATAGCATCAAAGATAGCGATGTTGGTCTTGCCGCCGCCAGTCGGGATAATCACCTGACCCTTGCGGTGTTGCAGCAGGGCATCCAGAGCACGTTGCTGGTGGGGACGGAGTTGAATCACTGACCTCATTGCGTATAGGACTATTATAGCACTAAAAAAGGGGGTCGGAACCCCCTTGTGCCAGTTGTAAAACTGTCTATTAGAACAATGTGAAACTTGTAGAACCTACACCAGGAACAGTGAACACTAACTGATTGCCCACCGTTGTAATTTGAACAGCAGTTCCAATACCACTTAAGAAACCATTGGTTGCTGTTACTATACCAGCACTTACCGTAACACCAGTTCCAACTCTAAGAGATGATGTTGTTGTAACACCAGATACATTAAGTTGATCCAACTCAGTGTGTCCCAATACATCAAGTCCACCATTTGCATCAATAAATCCTTCAATTATGGTGTCACCGGTATTGGCGACAACAAAGAATTTATCACCACCTGAGGGATTTCTAACAGCAAAGTCGTCATCAACATCGACCGTACCATTAAATTCAGAATTACCATTAATAGTAAGGTTTCCAAATGTAGAAACACCAGATACATTCAATTGTTTAGTAAAGAATGTAGGACCAGTAACTGTTGTAATGCCACTGAAAGTAGAAATACCTCCGCCTGCGCCAGGGAAAACATTCAATGAGGTGCAAGTTACAATACCACCAATTACATTGGAAGCATCAGTTGCGAAACCAGTAAAGTTAGCATAAGTTGCAATACCAGATCTTTCAGCATAAGAAATTGTTCCGCTTGCCGCCATTTGAACCCAAGCGGAACCAGTATAATACTCAGGAACTGCAGTGGTGGTATTAAATACGACTGCTCCTCTGATATTATCAGTCGAAGTATCTAAGTTATTTCTCTGAGTTGTATTCAGACGAGGAAGTATCATAAAGCGATACGCATCGCTGAAATATCCAACTCCTGCTTCAGAGAAATCGACAGCAGCCTTTGGTCGTGTGGTTCCAACACCAACAGATCTTATAAGAACTCTCTTGCCAATAGCATTAATATCAATTTGTGGATATGATGCTGTACTACCAACACCAATAAATGATGAAGAAGCAACTAAACCTAAACCACCAACTAGATCTTGATTAGTACCCAGTTGAAGAGAATAGTTGGTAGTATCAGTTCCGATAGCTACATTTGACAAACTTGCAAGATTAGTTACATCAATATCATAAAATGTTGATACCCCAATAGTATTATTGAGATTTGCACTAATGCCACCAAGAACATTTAAATTATTTGTGGTAAAGTTTCCACTAACACCTAAGTCTCCATATAAAGTTGAGTCTCCAACAACAAATAAGTCATCACCAATGTAAAGATCTTGAGTAATTGTTGAAGTTCCAACAACGTGCAACTCATGGTCTGGATTTGTTTTTGCAATACCCAGTCTACCACCATAAGTCAGAGTCATTTTTGCACTCTGATCTTGACCATAAACCCAGTTGAAGTTACCGGTTCCAAGACCAGCAGCACCACGATGAATATAATAGTTTACGCTTCCTCTATCGTAATTGACAAGATCTAACGATGTTTGCCCACTAAAGGTATCTGCTAAGTTACCAAAACGAATCTCACCACCCTGTTGACCTCTAGTTAAAGTTCTAGCAACACCAACATAAGATTCTTGAGTGCTGGTTAACTGAACTCCACCAACACCATTCTTTACAACATGTATTTCTGCAGTTGGAGAATGAGTATTCAGACCAATGTTATTTTCAACATAGAGTCTATTTGAAACAGAAGCAATTCCTGTTGTTGAGTTATTTGATACAGTTATGTTTGATGCTGTTACAAAACCCACAATAATATCAGGGGTTCCTGTTAATGAACGAGCAGTAGATGCTATTCCAGTTACGTTTCCAGTTACATCACCAGTTACATTACCAATTAAGTTTCCTACAAAACCACCACTAGATGTCGTGACTCCAGTTACAACAAGATTATTAGTTCTTACAAATGGGGAAGTTAAAATGCCACTAATATTAATATTTGATGCAAGGCGAGCATTGTCTAATGTTCCTGCAGAAATATTAGATGCATTTAATGCTGTAACTCCAGCTCCAGAACCAACATAACTTTGAGCAGTAACAATACCTGTCGAGTAGATATTACCAGTCGAGTCAATTCCAACACCTGTTGCACCAACATTTGCAAAGATTCTGCTTTGGTCAGAACCACCAACTTGGAAAGGATAGAATGGAGATACTGTGCTGACTCCAACAAATCCTTGTGCATAAATGCTCGTAAAACCTAGACCAATATCTACATCTAACCATTGAGATGTTGGTAGGTTAAGAAGTCTTCCACCATCACCATAATAAGTTACGATTCCAGCGACACCAGTAACAATTCCAGACTGACTAACTGAAACTATACCTGCTCTGATACCACCACTAAACGTAGAAACACCCGATGCTCTAATATTTGCAGCAAAAACTTCCGTAGCAGTGACTAGCCCGACTACCTTTGCAGTTCCTCTTACATCAAGAAGTTCGGTTGGAACTGATGTACCGATTCCAACCAAACCATTAGGGTTTACGATTAAATTGTCATCATCTACCTGTACACCATTACGAAAGTTAAAAGTTTTTCTAATATTAGCCATCGTGTATGGTATTTTTAGTTATTTATCCTATTTCTTAATTGCTTTAAAAATAATGCAGGGCGACGCTGCATCTTGTCTAGTAGATGCACCACTAACATATTCATCGTTTACGTCTTCTTTCATTGGAAAAACATTGTAAAACAAGAAATCAATTAAATCACGATGTCTTCTACCAAGTGGTGTCAAAATATCATACATTTGCACATTATTTCCCATTTTTTCAATAACTTTTTCCCAGAAATTAATGGAGGTCCCATCTTTAAATCTCAAAGTCAGGTTTCCATTGTTACCCTTTTTATTGACAAAAAATTCATGCACTTCATTAATAAAAAATGTTTTTAAGTGAATTGTAGAATCCGTTTGTGGAATAATATGACCATCAGGAACTGAAAAATTATACTGTTCAAGTCTACGAATAAATGCTGGGACGTTCATTAACATTCCTAGACTTTGATCAGAGTATCCATATTCCCTGGATATTGGTGACATCACATTAAATGGGTTACGTTGGTTTTTAAACCTATCCCAATGCCTTTGCTCCTCTTCAGTCCAATAGTTCACAGTATATTTTTTCTCACCAGTTCGTAAATCGTAAGTTTTTTCTGCTGTAGATTCAATCATATACTCGGTATATCTATCAACATCGGACATAATTTTACTTTCCTGAGATATGGTCATTACCTTTTCAAAATCAACTGTTAAATCAAATTCAGATATTACGCCAGGCATTGCAGAACCTGGATGCTTGCTAAACAAAGTTCCACCTGGTTTTAATACCCTATAGCATTCTTTTATCATTTGCTCAACATCTTCAGCATAACCTATTGTTTCTAAAAACAATAACGTGTCAAAATAGTTGTCTTCAAATGGAAGTTTGTCCCAACTTGCTATTTTAAATCTTGATTCATATCCTGGATTTCTTTCTTTAGCACATTTTATTTGCTCTTCAGAAATGTCAATACCATAATATTTGACAGATTTTTTCTTTTTAATAAGTCTTTTAAAAAAATATCCTCCACCACATCCACACTCCAGTACATATTGTCCCATTTTGGACATTTTAATAATATTATCTACATCTTGATCAATAAATGTACTAGGATCAGAGTCTAGATCAACTAAAAGTGCTCCATTGTAATAGTTACCTTCATCATTACTCAATAAAGGTGCAATAGCATTATAGTATTCAAGAGTATTGTCCATTTTTTTATTTTTATTTATTGAATATATGGATTGGTGGAGTTATATGTTCTATAGAATTTGATAGTTGGTTTTTGATCTTTATAGAGCTTTACTTTGAAATGAAAATGGAACTTATTTGGAGTGTATCCATCAAAAATACGTTCATACTTATTAAAAATAGTTTTATTGATATTTGGAAAACACTCAAGCAATATATTTTTTGTATTTAAAAAAGTATCAACTGAATAGTTTGGTAGTAGTTCTACATTGATATTATCATGAATTACATTTCCATTTTTATCAAAGTCAAAAGCATATAAAACATTATATGTGCCACCACCAAGAACTCTTGCTAGGTCTACAGCATCACTTTTCATCTTATGATCTATATTATTAAACTCACCAAGCAAAAACCCACATTTAAAATCTGTGTCTTTACCAATATTATCAATTAATTTGGTAAAATAACTGTATCTATATTTTGTATTAAGTCCAAATGACTTATTAATTAAATCATATTCTTTTTCGGTGACACCATTTACAGATAAATGAAAATATGGAGACTCAATAAACTTATTCTGTGGTGTTATTGCTTTGTGAAATGTTCTCAGACCTTGAACTTCATTTAGTTCATTTGTCAGAATATTGTAGATATAGTTGTAGTCATTTTTTATTTTCGACTTTTCTTTAAAAGAAACTTCACTATAGTCTAAAAAACAATAATGATATGAAACATGGTCAGAGGTCAAGTCCCTCTCAAAAAGATAATAAGTCATAATTGATTGTTATGAATACCAAGCCAGAATACAATTGTATATCTATTTCCAGAAGTAATAGGAGTTACTCCATGATAGTACATCCAGTTACTGGGGAAAACAATAACATCACCAGTTTTAAAACCAAATGTTTTTCCTATTGATGGAAAATCTAAATATCCCCCCTCATAGTTCTCATTTAAGTAAACACATACTGTCAGTAACCTAGAGAAGTTTAGTGACTCTGCATAATGATCATGATGTATTCTAAAAAAGTCATCTTTAGAATAGTCTAAAATGTGGGAATCGCTGATATTTAATCTATCACCATAGGCATAATAAAATGGTCTAACATCTCTTACATATCTTCTACCAACTTCTGCAGATATGTCACGAATAATTTTATTTGAAAATGTTTTGAACTCATCATCAACAGCAAAAAGATTGACATATTCACCTGTCCTTAACAGGTCTGTCATTGGACTATCAAACTCATTCTTGTGCTTCTCATTATGAATTTTTTGAGAAAATTCCTCACAAATTTCTTTTTTTACCAAATTTGTATAAACTTTCACATAATCATCCATGTTTAAATTAAATTTGTTATCTTTAACTTCGGATAACATTTCAAGGTATTCCTTATTAAATCCATTCCTATACTCTTGATTATTAAATCTAGAATATAAATTTGTAAAAGTATTATGCATCTTCTACACAAATATCAATACTAATAAATTCGAAATCTTTATCTGAGTTATTTTTTGCAGAATGTTTTATATGTCTTACATCAAAGAAGTATAGTTCTCCTTTTTTCCAATTAATTTCTTCATCGCCATAGTAAAACATTGCCTCAGTATCCATTAAAGGAATGTGTGCTCTAAAGAATTCTTTATGCCAATAGCAAGTATCAACATGCTCTCCAACATGCTGACCTGATGGAACTGTTATTTTTGAGAATGCCAGGATACGATCATCATTAGCAAACTTTTCAATTGTTTCTGTAGAATACTTATCTTTTGGAATGGTTGCTTCTTCTCTTGGAATCTTCTTGAATGCATAAAGAACGCATCCACTGTCATCATCAATATTCCAAGAAATTTTCATATTTGTTTTTGGACTAAAGTATTCATCCAAAATCAACGGTTTTAACTCATTAATTTTATTATAAAAGTCAACATAATAAGGTCTAGAAAAATCAATAGTCATAATTTCTCATAAGCTCCCATATCAATATTTAGAACCTTCAAGTAAAGGGGGTCATTTGTAAAGTGTGAACCTAGATATTCTCTATCATTCTCATAAAGAATGTCAAAACAAAGGAAACAAAGATCTACGTCTTTTGACTTGTTCGTTCCACTATGAGAGTCGTAAACAAAATCAAGTATAAAGGGTTTTCCTACTTCAACTTTAATAGTTCCAAAACTTTCAGCAGTAATATAACTTTCATCAGCGGTAATAGGAACTAAAATTCTCCAAAGGTTTTTGCCATAATAAGGAGGGTCTACATGCTCCTTAATGTCAGAACTTGCTGCAAAAGTATTCAAACTCACAGTTGGAATATTCTCATCTAGAATAATATCCTTAAGTTTATCACTATAAAAGTTTTTAAGTTGAAGTCCATCCGTTGGAGACTTGATAACTCTAAATCTCCAGTCTCCATATTCATATTTTGATGGAACTTTATATTCAGGAACTTCTGTGAAGTCTTGTTTTAAAACATCTGGAGTTACATCAAGAATTTTTTGAAAGTAACTCTTTACATACTTAGACTCTAGATCTAAAAAGGGCTTATTCTGGGGAGTCGTCGATTTCATAACTTACATCTAGATTAACAACACGTGATTCTGAAGTATCTTCTGCTACAGCATCACTTGAGAATGATGTTGAGTATGAAAGTGTAGTAGAAGAATCTGTAGTTGATGTCACACCAACACCATCATAAGATATTTTTTCTTCACAAGGAACTTGAACAAATTCAGCTTGTTCTGGGTGTTGTGAAATATAGTTTTCTCTATACTCAGAATATCTCTGCATGTATGGAGCATTTGGATGCGTAGGATCAATTTGAGACTTTTCAATACCTTCGTTATATGTCTTATTGATATGAGGAAGTTCGGAAATATGATTGATAGCATCGGCAACTTTTTTGAACACAAATATCATACACTCATGATATCTGTTTGGGGCATAATTTTGAGTCTCATTCTTTCTAATATGTTCAATATAAGATGGATGTGCTTCACAAAATTCATCAGATGAACAGAAAGTTTCATTATAAGTCATTACATCATATTCTGGGACTTCAATTTTTTCAACTTCAAAACCATTCTCAAGAAAACTTTCTTCTATGAGACTTTTGTTTGGAAGCATACCAAGAGATGCCTCACTATATCCATATTCTTTTTCTATGTCAGCAAACTTTTCTTGATATTTTGAATCAAGTTCTTCATCATGAACTACTTTAATTGGGTTTTTAATAATTACTCTACCACCAATTTTAAGTCCTGTTGATATAGTCTTAATAAGAGTATCAAGATTTGTTGTGTAACCAATACTTTCAATAAAGTAAACCGCATCAAAATACGGTTCAGCCATTACAAGTTCATTCATATCTTTACAGAAAAAAGATGATGCATAACTTTCTGCAGATTTTGATGCGTTATCAATTTGCTTTTCACAGCAATCTACACCAAGATATCTACAATTTTTGTAGTTTGGATGAGTTTTTAAGAACTTATGAAACTGACCATTACCGCAACCAACATCGGCAATGAATGAATCGTGATTAAGTTCCCCCAAGTCTGCTAAGTACTGATAGTTTTGTTCCCTAAGACCTAAAGATCCATACTTTTCACTTTTAATCAAAGCAACTTGATATCCCTGAGGATACTTTTCGTTGATTACATCAGCAAGAGAATCATAATAAGATACGGTTGTTTCATCCATAGTAAAATTCTGGAATGTTTACGTTGATTGATCTGTAATACTTTATGTTTTTAATTTCCCCGTTTTCAATTTTAAACTTAACGTGGGAAAACTTTTTGAAGTTTAAAAAATATCTTTCAAATGGATCTGTATTGATACCATAAATCTTCAAAATATTTATAAAGCCCTTTGAACCATCAATAGTATTTTGTGGATATAACTCTAAATGAACTGTGTCGTAATTGAGTTTTCCTCCACATCCATCAAAACCCAAACAATAAAAAATTGGATTGAACTTAGATATAATTTCTCTGGTCATATCTAGAGTATTAGTTCCCATATCAAATTCATCTAAATTTGCTTTGGGAAATATTTCTCGATGAGGAATATCATCTCCAATATCATCTAGATTAAAAGTAAAAGAGTTTTGATTTCTAATAGGGATAATTCCTAGTTTATTCACCTCATCGTATTTACTCTGGTCCTTCAGAGTAAAGTTTACAAAAGTTCCCCTGCGAGAAATATTCAAAAATAGAATATGAAAATTTATATTCTCAAACTTTTCTTTGATAGTTGCCTCTATTTTAAATAATTTTGAACTATTTTCACGTTCTGGTATTTGAGATAAACTCTTATAACCATAATGATATGAAAAATATGGTTGAGAGTAAATCTCCCGTTCTATTCCAATACCAAAATCAGAATGTAACTGTACTACCTGCTGTTGTTCCACTTGTCAATACCACATAATAAGCACTACTTCTACGACGAATTGCATCTCCACCAGAACCTCCACTACCTCCACCACTCGCGCCCCATCCTCCACCTGGTGATCCAGAATTAGAGCAAATAGTTCCTTGAGGATATCCTCCACAACGTCCACCACCGCCGCCGCCAGAACCAGGAACGGTGCTTGTGTCCTCATCACCATCTCCACCAGATCCACCACCACCTGCCGGGAAGTTTGATGGTGGTGCGCCGCTGCCCCCGCCGCCTGCACCACCACCTTTTCCACCACCTCCACCAGATCCACCAATAGAAGTATTACTTACGTTACAGCAATAACATTCATTAAATGATTGTGTTTTGCCGCCACTACCGCCTCCACCACCTCCACCACCAAGAATACGGTTATTATTTTTAAGATAGATATTTGAAGCAACAGAAAAAGCCGTTCCACCTGGAGATCCAGATCCTCCACCATCTCCACCCTTTCCACCTTTTCCATAAATTGCATAGTCATTAGTCAAATAGCAAGTTGTATTTGATCTAGAACCTTGTGGAATTGTCAAACCATAGTTTGATGTTAGAGTTGCTCTACAATTACCAGTTGTTTCTGCATCAAAAAATACCGTATTGTTGCTATTAGATTTTAATGCTTCATTTTCAATCATATTAACATCAATTGAAGCATTATTTCCACTTAACTGGACTACCGCTTGTCTAGCATAATAGTATACTTTATTGTAAAAATTAGTAAGAGCAATAGTTGTCCCAGCTCCAGCAACAGGAACATTATCAAAATGAGATGCTTTTGTTGGATGACTTGAATCAGTTCTTGCTTGATCAGTGCATTTATTTTTCTTCAAATATGTAGAACCATAATAAAACTCATTCATTGCAACCTGACCCTGTGGACCTAAGTTTGTATACTCTGTTCTTAGATCCGATAAAGCAATTTGTCCGCTTGATTGTAAGGTCATTTTTGTATTGAAAATGTATATGGTCCTGATTTGAATTTTGATGGAACAAAATTCATAGAGATAGAGACTCTTCCATTACCGATATTTATATCATACCCATGATCTAAATGAGATGACCAAAGAACCAAATCACCTTCTTCAATAAAGTCACAAACTATTTCTTTTTGATTGAATGCTGTTGTTTCCGCGATGTTCAAATCAAAAAATGGTTCTACGTGAAGATTAAGAAATGGATTCAAGAATATAAGTGTAGAATGAATAGATGGAATATAGTTTACATAATAAGTTGCAGATACAAATGAGTTTCCGTGACTATGAAATCTTTGAAACCCATTTTTATAGCAAGTGTTTATCCAGCAGTCAGTAATAATCAAATCATCCTCAAGGTCATATCCCATCACCCCCCTCACAAATCCATATGAAGACTCAAGCAAAAACTCTTTAAAGTCTTCATCATTGATATAATCAAAGAAACCTTTTTCTAGTTCGGAAGAATTAAAGAAATGTTTAAGTTCTGGAGAAGTAATACCATCAACTTCTAGTTCTTTATTTTCTTTAATAAAGTCTAGAATTTTATCTTTAAACTCATTACGCTTTGGATATTGTACCTTTGCAATAGGAACTGGAAATAAAGGATATACGCCTAGCATACTTTAAAAAGATAATACCAGTACTATAAACTAGCACTGGTATTTTGTCAACCTATTTTCTTTTCCAGAGCATCTACCTTAGCAGAGAGTTCCTTGATAGCTTCGATAAGCAGAGGAACAATCTTCTCATACTGAACAGTGATGTAGTCTCCACTTACAGGTGCTGGTTTGACTGCCTCAGGAAGAACTGCCTGAACTTGTTGTGCAGAAACACCAACGTGAGTTTCTTCAGTATTAAAACCAAGTGAACCAGCGGTTTCATTGAATGTATAAGTGAAACCACTTAACTGAAGAACTTTATCGAGTGCATTCTCAAGAGGTTGAATGTTTGTCTTGAGTCTTTCGTCAGAAACGAAAGCAATGACATCACCAGTTGCACTGAACTCACCAGTGACTCTAGCACCATCAGAACGGGTATTGATTCTAACTGTGTTGTCATGATAGAGGTTGATTGCACCATCAGCGACGGCATCAATCATGCTTTCGCCAGTATACTTCTGAATGTATACTCCACCATTTCCACGAATGAATAGTGAACCAGTTCCTCTATCATCAATATAACTGTTCGAACCATCATGGAATAGATCAAGGTCATCACTATCACCAAGATACAGGTGATCGTTATCACCAAATCTTATGGTTCCATTAGCAGTAATATTTCCAGTAATCGTTGCAACTCCAGCAACGTTGAGGTTTCCACAGATATTCAGATTCTTAGCAATACCTGCACCACCAGCAACAACTAAGGCACCAGTCGTGCAACTGGTAGACTCGGTGGTTCCAGCAATAGTTTGAACGCCACCAATGTTCAGGTTCTTCTCAACACCTAGACCACCTTCAAGAACCAGAGAACCAGTATCCTTGCTTGTTGATTGTGTTGTTCCATTTACTGTGACATCACCACCAACATTCAGGTTCTTTTCAATACCAACACCACCATCAACAATCAGAGCTCCAGTGTCTTTGTTTGTTGATTGAGTTGTATTTGTAATTTCTACAGTATTGTTAACTTTCAGAGCACCATTGATTTGAACATCATCATTCATCTTCAACTCTTGGTTGAAGGTGACAGGACCATCAAACTGTGAAAGAATCTGACCAGAGTTTCCACCTTCAACAAGAATTCTTTCCTTGACAATAACTTCATCAAATACAACAGAAAGACGTGAAGGATCTTGTCCAGTTATGGTTGGAACTGGAATATCAAAAGTAATTTGCTCACCAGACTGTGCAGAATACTTGGTATTTCCAATAAAGAAGTCGCCATCGCTGTTCATACCAGTGTAAATAACAGAACCGCAAGAACTTTCTTGAGACTGAGCAAGGAAGTCTTCTCTTTCAGTCAGAGTTCTGTTCTGAACCTGTGGTAGACCAGTTGAGTAGTTACCTGGTCCATATCCCATATATTCAAAAGTATGACCAGATGCACGAACAATCGATGGTCTACGAAGTTCAATAGGTACGGGTTTGATCTTGCGAATCATAGACCCTGAAGTATGGTTCTCTTTCAGAGTACCCATCGCTCCACGAATGACCTGGATTTCATCGTTTCCAGAACCAGACAGCGTGCTGCTGGTGATTCTCATAATCTCATTATTGATTTGAATATAAGAACCAAGTGGGAATCTTCTTGTGGTTCCAATACCAGCATTTGGTACGCTTACCTTGAACTGAGTATCATTTGTAATAGTTTGTCCAAGAGTCAGAACTTCATTCTGATAGAGAGAAACACCTCTAGTTCCAAGATTTTCACCAAGTGAATCTGATGTTGCTTCGTTTGCAGAAAGTGCGTGCTTTAAGAGTTTTACTGAAGCAGGAATACTCTTTCTCGTTTTGGATGTGAATGATGTTGGTGAAATAAGTTCATTAACAACAAAGTCTCCAAGATTATTATGAGAAGAGTCAAGAACTCTAAACTTATTACCTGCTACAAGACCGTGAGGAGTTCCACAAACAAAAGTCGAAATACCCGTTGCTGAATCGTAAGATGGAGCAGAGCTAACATTGATTGAAGGGGCAATGTTAACGAAGTACTGACCTACAACAATACTTGGATCTCCAGAAGTTTGACCAACGGCAATTTGATTCTTAGCAGGAATATCAAGAACTCTATAGTATCCATCTGTGACTGTACCAAGTCCAGTAAACTGAACTGAGTTTCCAATAGATGTTGAAATACCAGAAGTTGCAATGGTAATAGCAGCACTTGGAGAACCACCAATTTGGTTGCTATCAAGATATAGTGTTTCACCAGTGGTGTATCCGGAACCACCAGTAATAATATCTAAGGAAGTAACTGAACCACCAGCAGATACAACTACCTTTGCAGTTGCACCATCCCAGTTTGTAAGAGTATTTTCATTATAAAGTTTGACGTTATAGTAGGTTCCTGGATTATGACCAGTTCCAGCAGTCAATGCATTGTAAGTTACAACACCATTCAGTTGATGCTCTCTGTTAAAGGTAACAGTGGTAATACCAGAAGAGGAGGTTGTGATGCCAGTTACAATTGGACTTAAACCAAAGTAATGGAAGAACTTATCAACTGTTTCTCTAGTGATACTCTTTCTCAGATCGTTAGTTACGGTCTTACCAAGAGGATCTCTGTAGGCAAAAGTGACCGATGCCGCAGGGTTCTCATTTACATTATCCTTATCCAACTGAGGATAAAGATCGACAACACTCTGAGAATACTTAAGGTTGGTAAACTCAGTTTGAATTGCATTAGAAGAGTTTAACAGATAAACGTGATATACACCATCTTGTGTATTGTAGATGTATGGTGTGATAACCTCACTTCTGTAAACAAAGAAGTTTCCTTTCAGGTCGTTTCTTTCAAAGCGAGGAAGTGAAACCGTTCTGTTATTTGTATTATTAGTAAATGCACCTGGAGTATGAACGGTTCCGAAGATGTCTGTTGCACTGTATCTGAATGACTTATCATTAACAATTTCAGTAATTAGGAATGTACCATTGTATCCAATGTTAATGGTTCCAGAAGTATTCGTAGTGCTGGTAACATTCTTAATGATAACTTGATCACCCGCTTTAAGATTGTGTGGGAGATCAGAAGTAACAGTTACAATACTTGTTACAGCATTGAACGTACAAGTGCTAATGAATCTTGGATTACGCTCAAACAGATAGTCAGCTGCGGTAATACTTGAGAGTGAGAAGTCTGCATCACTTCTTGCACCTGTTGTGCTTGATTCTTGAATGATGAATCCTTCATTAGGATCTCTACCATTTACAAGTTCTTTTGGAACAACAATACGAACTTTGTAAAGTTTTTCATCCAGACTTCTATTATCTTCAAAGCGTTTGAAGTAAGAAACTGCTGTTCTTTCTGTCAGTCCCGCTATGCCAAGTGTATTGATAGTAGTGTAAATATCATTATTCGTATTTGCATGAACATACCAACCAGAGTTTACCGAGTCCCATTGAATTGGTGAACCAATTTCACTAGCAGACTTATCAGATACTCTACTTACAACTTTGAGTTGCACACCACCATAAATGGTAATTGGTTGTGGAGTTGCTGCTTCTGCATTTGTTTTGGAAGAAGCAATTTTAATTTGAGTTGACGAATGACGAATTGCATAATAGATAACGTTTTCTTCCAAGTTTTCTGGAAGATCACCAGCATCACTAATGACTCTAATTTTTTCACCAGTTTGAATAGTATGACTTCCTAGAGTTAGAATATTAGAACCAGATGATGTTGCACTGTATACTTTTTCAGATGACCAAGTTCCAAGAGCAATAGTTGTTCCCGAACCAATGATATTATCAAGCATTAAAATGCTTGCACTCTTTGTTCCTGATGGAGTTTCTAAGTAGAGAGTATCATTAACTCTTGCACCAACACGATATCCTTGTGTGATAACTGGTGGTTCAATGTCTGGGTTATTGAAACCATACAGATAAAGATGACTTGAGATACCAACTTGCTTAACTTTGTTTACGTCAAAAGAAATCCAGTCAATATTTTGTTCTTCATTAACAACTGCTCTTGGCGTAACAATCGATGTAATGAATGCTTTATTGTCTTTATCAAAGGCTTCTTTTTTGAAACCGTCTGCAGATAGTGAGAACTGACCAAAGTTAGAGTTTGAGTTGGTGATAGAGGCATCACCACCAGACTCTACAGCAAAGTGCTTGTTGAAACCGATTGCGAATACAGAAACAACCTGAATAAATGAATCATTTGTTGTTTTGATGTGAACTGGTTGCCAACCGTGTCTGTAAATTGCACCAGAATCAAGGTGATAAACTGTTGCAATATTTGTTGAAGATGAACCAGCAGAAAGTGCTGCTCCAGTTACTTTAGTATAAGAAATTGAGTCATATACTCTATTTGACTCATTATATTTTACGAATGCACGGTCGTCTTTTTGCAGAGACACAGCGGTGAACTGTGCAACAACCATCGAACGGAAACCTGATGCTTTGCTACCATCAGCGTGCATACCTTGCATACCCCACACGGAGCGTAGCGAGATATTGAAGATATATGGAGATGCACCTGAAACCGTATCTGTTTCAATGGTTACTGTTGCTGAAGAACCACTCAGTCCAGCAGCAGGACCTGCAGGTAGATTATCTCTTACGAAAGGAAGAACATAAGTAAACTGAGTTGCACTTGTAACTACCTGAACTTTTGTAGAGATATTATAGTCATCTACGTTGACTCCACGAATTTTAATTGGAGTTCCAGCAGTCAGTCCATGAGCGACTGTTGTTGTGACTGTTACAATTGAACCAGGAGTTGCACCATCACCAGAAATGATGGAGCTCATATTAATTGGGTCTGATGCAAAAGCACCAACGATTTCCCACTCAGGACGTTGCTTGGCGAAACCTAAAGTTTGATCTGGATATTTTTGATCAATATCTCTACCAGATGCCAGATTAAAGGCATTCGATAGTTTACTATAATACATATCAAGATCGGTCAATCCATATCCAGTAGGAAGATTGACACCATCACAATATTCAAAACAGGTTAGTTTATGGTGAGAGAATGTTGGTTTTGCCTGATTATTTGAAGAAAAATCGGCAGCATCAGTATAGACTAGTGTGTTTTCATCACCATCAAAGATAGAAAACTGCCAGAAATAGCAAGCGCCAGTAATTCTAAAGATGGCAGAGTTTGCTAGAAGATCGTCTGTTGGGTTAGGAACATATCTTGGACGAATCTTGGTCTTTCTTAAGTCTAGACCAACGATCGAAGTTCCACGAGGTACAACAACACCACCGTAGACACTATTAAACTTATAAAGAATATTTTCCGACTGAGTTAAATCAAAATTACTGGTTAAGGTTAAACTTAACTCATTTTGAGCGACTGATTCTGCACCAGAAGGAGATACTGCAGTTGCAACTCCACCAACACTCTTAATTGCATAACCAGGTCTGTTATCAATAAGGTGCTCACCTGGAAAGAGCAAAATTGTGGTTTTCTCAACAATATCGTTATTATCCCCTCTTAAATACGAAAATCTAGCAGATTCAAGCAGTGCTCTCTGAATCGTTTTAAAAGGTTTTGTTAAAGAGTTACCCTGATTTTCAATACTATCCGTTGCATCAAGGTCATTAGGGTTTACATAAAGAATGCGACCTTCAGTATTCCTAATAAAATTTTCTAGCTTATTCAGTGGCATTTTATGATATTTCTTTTGAGGTTTATATGCCTTTATTTATCCCATTAAATCCTCCTCATCATATTCAATAACATCATCTGGCATATCTTCAGGGTTCTCTAACTCAACTGGAAAGAAGCAAGGATGCACCTCTTCATCTATTAGGTAGAATGAATTTCTGTATAGGTCTTCTGGTTCAAAAGATCTTTCTTTGTCTGCTGCTCTACAAAGATCTTGGTCGTATAAATGACCGTCAGGAAGTTCGTCAAATGTAAATGGAATGTGATTGATAAAGTACATCTTCACGATCATACTGCCATTATTGTACCAGCAGTATGCGTGATCGATACGATAAGACATAGGAAACTTCCCATATCTTATATTTATTTTTATAGGGCGAGCGGGAATCGAACCCGCACGGGAATACTCCCAGCAGATTTTAAGTCTGATACGGCTACCAGTTACGTCACCGCCCCATTTATGAGACCATTATAACTCAGAAAGTCTTTATGGTCAAGAATGCCGTGTGTTTGTGAGACTAAATCAAAACCGTTTGATAGATGCCCCACTGGATTCTATCATAAGTTTTGAACCACGGCAAGTGCTGGTTGTCGGGATCGAACCGACCTGTCTTGCCTTATGAGGGCAGTGCTTTCTCCAGAGAGCTAAACCAGCGTTTGCAGAAATTCTTTCCAACTATCACCATAGTGTATCATATGATGGCAGTTGTGGCAAAGAAGATCGCATTTATCAACTTCTTCTTTGATAAGTTCCCATTTTCTATTTGCGAAACTTCTCCCGTCAAGTTTTAGTTTTTTTTGGGAAGGATCTCTATGGTGAAAACATAAAGTTGCTGGATTATCTTCACCACATTTTTGACACTTACCACCTTTATATTGAAGTGCCTCCCATTTATTGGAATATGCACGTTCTTTTTGTTCAGTATAAGTGTTTCTGTTCATAACAAAAGGATCATTTTTATAACGCCACTTTTGACGGCAGGTTTCATTACAATAAAGTTTTGCTCTTCCACCTTTTCTTGTGTGTTGTAGAACTTCTTTCCCACACGCTTTACAATTAATCATTTATGTTATGAACTTATACATACACCTATTTAGATAAAGGCGTATTTTGGGCGAGGGTGTCTGACCACGATAATCTACGATTCAGCAGAGGGGACCCTTCGTTTAATACAACGTTCCTTGTTGTACCCGATAGGAACACTGGGAGTTGAACCCAGACTAACCCGTTATAAGCAGGCCGCTCTAACCATTAAGCTATGCTCCCTTACGGTTTATGATGCCTCGTTGTTTAACTCGGTGTGTATTCGTATGAGGTCATCATCCGCAGGTATCATAACTGCTACTCTACCGTCTTCGCCCACTATTCCTAAATGCTCTCCGTTTTCTACCCTTTCAATCAGTTCGTCAAAACGTTCTTGAAACTCTGCCACAGTGAAAACTTCCATTTTTGTGTTTTTATTTAGTTGTTCTCCTGACCTTTGATAGCGAGGTCAGCATACTCAATCTGATCTGGGTCAAGTTGGTCGGTGACAACTTCCAGCACGTTCATAAACTCTTCTACAGTCTCACACTCAACCAGACGCTCGCTTCCCTGATCACTAATCAGAAGGAAGGTGCGAGTGCAAACGTCGATGACAATACCGAGAACAGTTTCTTGTGCGGTGCTCATGGGTGGTTTTGTTGATTACCTGAGTATTATAGGGCAGATGGGGGCGGGTGTCAAGCGGTTGGTGAAGTATCTTTAATAGCCTGTATTGCTATGCTGATTTGAGTATTCTTATCGGTCAAAAGTCTAGTGGTTTTATTTTGTCCGTATCTTGCAATTTCATATTCAGATCGTTCACCTTTTACAGCATTTGTTTTTGTAACTAGATTTGTTACTTGAGATTGCAATGCTGATATTTGACTTTGTAATGTTGTTATAGAAGAAGCGTGTGAAACACAGACAGAAGATGTACAAGGTGTTCTAAAACAACTTCCTATAGTACCAAATAGGCTTCCAATGCCAGTTTGAGATGTATCAGACTGTGTATAAACGACAAAAGAACCTATACCAACATTTGATGCTGTTAAAGTATTGTTTGTATTTCCATAAGGATCATTGCCATCATAGGTTGAAGTGGAATAGTTTGGAGTTTTTGCAACGATACTATCTGGGAAAATATTTGTTACTCCTACCGTAGTTCCACATCCAACTGCAAATGCATTTGTTGATAAGACAACAATTTGTGACTTTAGACTATTAATTTGTGAAACCAAAGACACAATATCACTATCCAACTTTACACAAGTGGGACTGAACATCTCAATATCTGCCTGAGTCTTCGGCGTTTCTTGTGCCACATAACCAAGAGCATTTTCATTATTTTTAATTTTATTTTGAAGGTTATCAATTAACTGACTCATTACCCTACTCCATTTTTAAGTTCTTCAACGGTTGCTTTTAATTGATTTATCTGCTCTTGTTGCTCCTTAATTGCTTCGATGAGAAGACCAACTAGATTTCCATATTGAACACCTTTATACCCATCTGGTCTATTCACAACAACTTCTGGAATAATTTCTTCAACTTCTTGGGCAATAACTCCTATTTGTTTTTGCTTATTTTCTTTAAAGTCAAACGTGACTCCACGAAGCGCAGATACTTTTTTCAGAGGTTCTTGAATAGTCTCAATATTTTCTTTTAGGTTTTCATCCGAAGGTAATGACTTACCTAAAGCAAGTTCTGCTTCAAGATCTTTTCCATTAATTTTAACACTTCCAAATAAATTAACATCACCGATATAAGTCATTGACCCTACAGACATAGAAAGTCCTGTATGCAATAATGTTGAAAATCCAGCAAGAATACCACCACTTGCAAACAGACTTGGAATGACTGGAATAATGTCAAATGGATTTTTAATTAGAAAAACACTTCCAGTTTTAATAGTTTGACCTAGAGTAACACTATTACCACCAGTTAAATGATTCTCATTTGCAATTACATTATCCTGAAAGATTGACTCCTCAGAATAAGTCTTCTGTTTTCCAGGAATGTTACCACCCTTTAGAATGTCAAAAATTTTAAACAGACTTGTTAAAGCAGAAAAAGACATATTATCCTCCTAAAAATTGTTCCGTAATACTACAGTTGCGACTGCGAGCTGCACTTGAACCTACATGAGACTCTTCGAAACATTTCTCTTTAAATGATTCACCTTCTGGAAGCATATTACCAGTCTGTGCTTGAAGATTTGCAACGTTTGCGCTAATACCTAGACCGCCGCCTACTTTTATGTTCAAATCTTTTCCTACATTCATATCTAATGTTCCGTCGCAATCAATTTTAATACGACTACCACGTATTCTAACTTGTCCTGTTTTATCTGCTGTTAAGCAAATATCACCACCAGCAGTCATAATCTCAATATCTATGCCTCCACCACTTTTCTTTCCAGCATGTATTTCAATTTTACCATCATTATAAATGCTCATTAAACCACCTTCAGACAAACTTACAGAACTCTGCAGTTTATCTGCTGTTACCGCATAAAACTGATATACACCAGTTCCAGTTCCACCCATTATTGGGCTATGCAATGTTAGTTTAACATCGGTTGAGAAATTAACAAAATCTCTTTTATCCCAGTTCTTTTTTCTTTCTGCCATTTTATGTTGTTACACAATCTACAACTTGTTTAACTTCACCTTGTAAATCTGGTACATCTAGTTTTGGTTTTAAAATAGCACCAACACCAGTTTCTGTGACAACGCTTAAAACTGGTAAAGAAGTAACATTAACCCTATTTATTGGTGTGACCTTAACGATGTATCCACTTGCAATTTGAGTTTCATATTCATTTCCTAGATCATCAATGACTTTATCTCCTGGTGAGTATCCACTTCCGGTATTAATTACAGATACATCGGACACGATATATGGTTGTTCTACAGCAGGGTAGTTCTCACCCTCTGAAACAATGTAGATAGAGTTTACTTGACCATCCTTAATTGTCGCTCTAGCAACAGCACCATATCCTTGGTTGCAACTGTCGGTAATTTCTACGAATGGGGGATAAACATAACCAGAACCAGGATTGGTCATTTTAACTCCTATGATTCCTCCTGTTACACCACCATTTGCGGCATCAACAATATTACCAAGTAAAGGAATTCCAGAAGCACCGCTTCCACCGCCACCAAAGATATTGATTGTTGGAGGACCACAGAACTGAGGAATACCAGCAAAACAATCGCTGATACCACTAAAGTCTGGTGATGAAATACCTGCATTGAAAATATCAAATGCACCGACGATTTGCGATACACCTTCGATTGGATTACCTGCTCCAGTCTGTGCATCTGCAATTGAAAATGCAGTATTTGCAAGTTCAAGAATTGAATTGATATCAGTTACTTTTGGCATCTTTGTTCCATATCCAACAATCCATTCTTTCGTATCATTATCATCTTCATCTTCTTCACATTTAGGAATACCAAGCATTCCCAAGAATGACTCTCCAGTGTTGCGTAAAAAGTCTTCCGTATTAAATCCACCAACATATTTAAGAATAGATTGTAATCCACCAATAGCAGACTGAAGACCAGTTGCAATCTGACCAATAATGCTGTTCATTATTGATCCCATAAATTGCTCCGCAACACAAGACACAAAGTTAGCAATATTATCAACGATTGCATACAACATTTGTCTAATGATATTACCAATAGACTTAATGATACTTTCTATCAAACAAGGAATTCTTTTTTCAAGTTCACATATTACAGGAATCATTGCTTTCTCTGCAAGTTCACCTGCTTTGTTTGCAGTTGTTGGGTTTAGTGTTGCAGCAAATACTAGACCATAAACTGTAGAATAAAGAATTTTAAGACCTGCTTTAATGAGGGGGATAAGTGCTTTGAATACTGCATTAACTGCACCACCAACTTGCTGACTAACAATATCCTCTAACTGCTTTACACGAAAATCAATTTCTTGTTTTAACCATTCTCTTGCTTCCTCAATACCATTAGCAATCTTATCTTCAAACTCTGCATAGTCTTTTAAAAAATTGCCAAGAGCATTTTCAATCTTATCAAGAGTAGAAGGTTTTTTAGTTGCATTTAATACTTTATCACCAATTGCATCAGAAAGACCAACGGCACCCTTTCCACCAGCAGATTCTACTTGACTTTTCTGTAGAGCAACTGGTGATGGTTGAGATGTTGAAGACTGTTCGTTTGTGTTTCCACCTAGTATCTGAGATGTTGCTCCATCAGGTGGTTTGATATCATTTGTAAACCCAGTAAATGGAATAAAAGGTCCCGAATATGCTTTTTCTGGTTTATATGCAGTATGACCAAATGCACCGACAATTACAGGAACTTGAGCATTGTCCCCATCCATAAAAAATCCAAATACCACATCTCCAGGTGCGACACGAACTTTTTGTGCCGAACCTTGACCACCAGTTCCTGCGGTCATTGGTAATACTATTTGTGCCCAAGGAAGATCTTCATCTTTTAGTTCAACCGTATTTGCGGGATGATATCCCATAATACGGACCTTAGCCCTATTTCCCCACCCTTTACCATCTTTTTGGTCAGCCCATACCTCTTTAAGTGCTACTTGACCAATCCACCAACGGAATCCATCTCTACCAATAAAATTAGATTTTAATAAGGACTCTTCCATTAGTTGTTATTTTTTCCGTATTTTCCAAATGTATCTCTAATCAGTTTCATAGATGTGAATGATCCATCTAGGTCAAAGTGATGACAGAGTTCTTTTATCATATATAGACCGCTTTGCTCTTCGTCAAAAACATTTTTATCAGAGTCTGTAATTTTTGGAATCTGACAGTTAATTAAATCTCCCGCTCTTAAGTTTGTATTTAACGGAACAGTCATACTTACAGTTTGAGTAAACATAATATTATATCTCATAATTGCTTGAGACTGATATTCAAATGGATTTGCATTTGGTTCCGTAGATATACCCTGATCCATTGTCCCAATATCAAGAACTTGAGTAATAATTCGAGTAGGAAGATTTCCTAAGTTTCCTGGTAGATTGAGGTTTGCTTGACCAAGATTTTTAGTTTTACCAACATAATTTTCTAGTTTAAATATTGCCTGACTTTGAGGAGTAAATGTTCCATCTAGAGGATTGAAAAACATTCTATAACTTGAATATGTTCCCAGTCTAAGTTTTTCTATTAGGTTTTGGTTTCTTTCAGTTGTATAATCAATAATTGCAAAGTCATTATTTCTAAAGAAGTCAGACTCATTTGGTCCATAGTAAGTATAAGTTGCTTTTGACTCTGCCTGAATTAAATTATCAATGGCACGAAACTGAAATCCATCTTGTGTTTGGTAAAAGAAAAAACCAGCAGTTGCACTACCCGATGAATCTGGAACTGCCTTAGACGCTAACCAAACCAATACAGTAAATGGTTTTCTTAAATTTCCAATAAAGGCATATTTGTTTGAGGTTTTATCAATTGTTCCTACTTTTGTTGCCTTAAGTTTATCATTTAATATTTGAGTTACTGCACTATCAATAGAAGTTCCTGGAGAAAACTTTCCACCGACTCTTGAAGTTTCATTTGTAATTGCTTCTCTTGAAACTAAGTGTAGTTGGAATACTTCTCGTTGACTTTGACTGATAACGTTTGAAATACTAGAAACATGAAGTAGATCGTCTGGTTTAGAAAAATCTAGATCTGGATTTGTTGGCGAGTTTCCACCTATTTTTAACGCAAGTCTTTCGCCACCACGCAAGGGAAGACCATTATAAATTGACTGAAGTTCCCCACTTTTACCTCTGATACTTCCACCGGTGTCCATTACAACTATTTTTGCAGTCACAGTTGGTGAGAATACATCTTCATAATAGTCAATAGAATATGTTCCAAGTCTAATGTCAACCGTCTTTGACTGATCCGTAGATTCTAGTATGAGTTTTTCGTATAGAGATCTTTTAGTTGACATTAGGTATAAGCAAGCTCCAACAACATTCTTTGTTTGATAAGACTATTTAAGCTTGGTCCAGCAATAATAATTGGAGACC